TGCTTTAGGACCTGGTCCTAAACTAGCACCTACTCCTTCATCTATAGTACCTGTGATAAGATCAATAGCAGCTAAAGCTAATTCTTGTTTTCTAATATCACCGTCTTTTTCTGCTTTATCAAAAGCAGCTTTAGCAACTTTTAATTGATCTTCTTTTGAAGCACCTTCATTTACTTTAGCTTCAGGAATTGGTTTTTGCTTCTTTTTTGGTTTTCTAAAAGCATAAGGTGATAAAAATGCACCAGCTGCCCCAGATGTTGACATTTCATCAATTTCTTCTTCAGTTAATTGTCCTTTTAGTTGGGCATAAAATGCTGGGTATTCTTTTCTTATATGAGTTCTAAATTTATTAAATTCTAATCTTAACTCATCTGCTATACTTCTTAATACTTCATCATCTCTTACAGATTCACCTTTAACTAAGTTATTAGCTGCATCTTTAGTTGCTTTAAGTTGTTTAATAAGCTCACTAAAAGAAGGTAATCGAATTATAGTATGAGAAATACCACCACCCTCTGATTCGTAATCAGCATCTGTTTTAAAATAAGTATCACCATCATCTGATAAAAAATCTCTATCATCCCATGGACCATATTTATTTTCAATCCATGCTTTTAACTTTGGATCAATATCTTTTCCTTTAGCTTCTGTGACTAATTTGTATATTTTATTTACTATATTACTCATTAGCTGTAGTTAATTCTTCTAATAATGAATGATATTGTAATAAATCAACTAAATGGTTATTTTTTATAGTTGTTCTTTTATTTAACTCTACAATTAATTTATCAATTTCTTGTAATTTTATTTTTGTTGTTTGGTCTTTAACTTTTTTAGTTTCAGATTTTAAAATTGATTTTAATGATATAATTTCTTTATTATAAAATTCCTTTAATAAGGGACCATTATCTGCTGATGTAATAAATTCCTTTAATATTGATTTTTGTTTAGTGTTTAAATCATTATATTTAGTATTAAAGTTTTCAAGTAAAACATGATATGTTAATGTACGTAAATCTTTATCATAAGATTTAAATTCTTCTAGTACTGTATCTTTAATTTTTTCTTTATTTATTCCTTTAGTTGTAATGTGTTCTAATACTGTAATTTTATTATCTACTATTTGTGTAGAATTCGTTACCTTTTCAGTATTATATATTTCTAATAAAGTATATAAAGAAGCTTGTGCTTTATAATCTGATAATTTAGTTCTAAATAAATCTTCAACATCATAATGAGATTTTAATTCTTTAATTAAATTATATTTCTCATTTTTTAGTTTTCTTCTATTAAGTTTTTTGGATTGTTCCAATATAGTAGATAAAATAAGTGAGGCTTTACCTTCACTTAAATTTTTGTCATTGAATATAGTTTCATACAACTTGTATTCTTTTCCTAATTCTGTATTAACAAAATATTCTTTAATGATCTTAATAGCTGGTGAAGTTTTCCCAGATAAAGTATCACCAGTTATCTTTTTGACTAGAATCTCAAAAAGAATACCGGTATTTTTAAATTTTGAGTGTTTTATATACATCAATATTTATTTTAGTATAAATATATTAAAATTATTGTTCCTTAATATTTGATTCATCAAGAAGCGAACTTTTCGCCTTATCTTGCCCAAATACTAACTGTTTTTCAGATGGAATAGACTTTAACATACTTTGGTGTTGTAGATAGTTTGAATTATTCTCTAATGCTAATGGTGATTTATTAGTATCATTATAATCCTTTTTCATACCTGCAGCACCTAATCTATCTTTACCAAAATTATCATCTTGTGTATTTCGTTTAGATACCTTTTCACTAGGTCTACCTAAAGGTGTTTTATCTTTAGATCCATCTTTATAACCATCTGGTACATTGCCAGGATCTGAGTACATTCTACCACTACCATATAATGATGCTAAATCATGAGGTGTACCATATGATTTACCTGTTTCTATAGGATCATTACCTTCTGCTTCTATTTGATCAATTCTAAATTTACGTTTAGCATCTTCTCTAATTAAATCTCTATTTTCTTCAAAAGTATCTTCACTTAAGTGGAATATATGTTCATAAATCCAATCTGTAGGCATTAATTTTGTTTCCATCATTTGAGCAGCTAAATCAACTTTTTCTTTCATTAATGCTATTCTTTCTTGATCATAAATGATTGAAGGATTAGTTAATGATAATTCAAAATTACCTAATTGTTCATCTCTATAACCTTGTGTGTATAGATGAACTAATGCTATTTTATATAATTCAGATACAATAATCCTTTGTATACGCTCTATTGTACGAGCAAATCTAATATCTTGAGCTGCTAATGTAGCTTTACCATCTGAATTTTCATCATACCCCATAAATTGTTTAGGTACTTTTAAAGCTGCAAATAATTTATCTCTTAAATATTCAACATCTTGAATTCCATCCCATTGTAAACCATTTAAATTTTCAATTTTAGTTGCTTGATCATTTCCTCTAACTGGGATATAAAAATCTTCTAATATGTTTTGCATATTATATTTTAAATTATATTCACCTGTTTTTTCATCTACAAATGGAGTACGCTTTAATTTACTTAAAGTTTTTTCCATAAAAGCATCTACTTCATTTGGTGGAATTGCTCCTACATTCATGTAAAAAATACGTTTTTCAGGTGCACGTACAATTCTATGAATTAACATTGCATCTTCCATTAACGTATATTGTTTAAATAATTTTCTTGCTGGTTCAATATAGGATCTACCATAAGGTAGAAAATTCATATCAGACAATAATCTAAAATGAGCCATTTCATAATTATCAAATATAATACTACTTGCTTGATCCCCCGAATTAGGAACATTGTAATAACCATAACTTGAAGTTGACACTCCATCAGGTTGAAATCTAAATCTTACATCTTGAGGATTATTTGGTTTTCCAGTATCAGTATCAGTTCCAATCTGTCCTTCTATTCTTTCAATATGAAATGCAGTATAAGGAATTACATTATATACACCAAATTTTTCAGCAATTTCTAACTTTAAGAAAAAATCACCGTACTTACACATATTACGAATCCATGACCATAAATTAAATTCAATGTTTAAAACATCATAAAATAAGTTATATAAGATTTTTTGAATATCTTCATCTGCAGATTTAATTGATAAAACCTCTCCCATATCATTTTTTAAAGTTGCTTCATCAGCAACAATATCTAATGCAGATGCTATAATAGCATCCATATCCATTGCATCATAATCTGAGTATAATAGGGGGCGCATTGTTTGATAATTAAATGCTGCCTGTTGACCATAAATTGATGTTCCTGAGTTAGAGTATATTCTATTAAATCTATCTACTAATGAATTAGTTTCTAAATCCCCAGTTTGTTGTGCTTTATTAACATCAAATACTTTGAGTTGATCACCTCCAACATTACGAATTATTACGTCTGTTGAAAATAATCTTCTAAGTCTTGAAAATAAACTTGTATCTGCCATGTTTTATTTATTTATAAATATTATATTAGCCAACTAATGTCGTGGTCTTTACCATTTATTTTGGTTTTATATGGGTTTTCAACACTACTATTAGCATTATACCCACCACTATATTTGACTTTATTACTTTTTATACTTCCTAATGCTGCTCTTGCCATGTCTAAACTCTGTTGTTGAAACTTCAATGAAGTATCTCTCAGGAACATACCAATTCCAAATGACATAACCAAATCATCGTTGTAACCACTTTGAGCTTCTGGTCTACCATTTCTCCAGATAAATACCTTCATTTCTTCTAACAAACGTTTCGAACGAATTATTACGGATTTATCACCCACAAATTCTCTAAATTTATTAATACAGAGTGGTCTTGTTCTCATAGACATTGTAAATCCCGGGACCATTTCACTATTACTTTCATATACTCTTAAAAAAGATTCAGCTGTAAGTGCATCTGATTTTGGTGATTGATATAAATTTCTATATCCTCTTTCTCTAATAGCATCTAATGTTGCCCATCCTATATTAGCATTTTCTACTACTAACATAGCATTATTATATTCAGTAGCTAATCCAGTTAAAAAATAACCAAATTCTTTTGGGGGCAATTGACCTTTATATTCTGCTACTTGTGTATTAGTTTGAATATCCATTACATGACATGCCGAAAAGTCTTTTCCATCTCCTCTAGCAACATCAGCTACAATCATATATTCTCTAGAGTAATCAGCATTTTCCCAAACCCATAAATTTTGGTCTGCTCCTCTTCTTTCTAATGGATCTTGAATTGTACTTTGTGATATAAAATCAATCCATTCTGAATAAAATACTATATCTCCTGATGTACTAAAATCACAGTCACATTCTTGTGAAGCTAGTCTTGGATCACCTAATAATTCATCTTGTCTATCTCTCCATGATTGATCTCTTTCAGGATGAACATCCCAAGGTAATCTTATTGGTATAAAATCATTTTGATTATTTTCTGCTGATACCCATGTTTTGTGAAACCAATTTCCAGTACCATAAGGAGTACTTAATACTATAGCACCACCCCCTGTTGCTAATGTTTGTTGTGCTGATGCCCATATTTCTCCAATTTGGTCAATAAAGGCTGCCTCATCAATTAATAGTAATGATACTGCTTCTGATCTACCAGCATCACTACTTGCAGATGTTGCTTTAATTATTGAACCATTATTAAGTCTAAGTGATAATTTGTTATTTTCCTCAGCTGGTATTTTTAACCATGAAGGTAAATTATCATACATAAATTTTACCTTAGTAACCATATTACGTGCGGTTTCTTGTTTAGTCGCAATACATAATACATTTTTATCTTTATGAAATAACATCAACCATAAAGAATATCCAGCTGATAGTGTTGATATTCCTAATTGTCTTGATTTTAAAATTATTGAATATGGATTTTCTTGCATTAAATGCAATACTTTTTCTTGAAATGGATATAAATTAAATAATATTCTTCCTCTTTGAGGATGTTGGATATTACAGTACTTTTTCATAAAATGAACTGGATCTTTAGCACATTTTATATACTCTTGTCTTATTATTTGTTTTAAATCTGACATTATTTATTTCCTATTTTCCAATATAATCTACCAGATATTACAGGTTGAAAATTTTGATTAACTCCCAACCCTAACCCATACATTTGTTTTTTCTTATTTTTATATAATAATTCACCCCCAACATAATTTAACTGATCTGATCTTCCTTGTATCCCTACACCCCAATAAAATTCTCTATTATTAAGGTAAATTTCTTCAGTTATAGTAGTTGTAGGTATTAAAATATTAGATTCAACTGCTCTTTTCCAAACTGTATTTTTATATATAGTATCTGTTATTGTTATAATACCTAAAGAATCTAAACTAATTTCATCTATAAAAACATTTTTAGCATAATAATCTTTTAATACTTCTAAAGTATCAATAGGGGTGTTAATTAAAATAGAATCTATTTGAGTAACAATTTTAGTTTTCCATTTAGGAACATATACTTCTTTTACAACATTTATAGTATCCCACTTAGTTTCTGTTTTTGTAATAATTTTAGGCTCAGTAATAGTTTTCCCCCCACCACATGACCTCATAAAAAAGATAATAGCCACTAATGCTACAATAAGTAGCGTTTGAATATTTTTAAAGAAGTCCTTCAATCTCTTTTTTAATTTTTGTTAAAGTTTTAAGTCTATCCTTTAACTTTTCTTTTTCACTACCTTCAGCATCTTTCCACTTTTTAGCTGTTGATTTTAATTCTGCTGATGTTTGTTGTAGTTTAGAAGCTAATTTTGATATAGAGTCTCCCTTTTTAGCAGATTTCATTGCTTTTTTATCCATATCATCTTCATCTTCATCCTCAAATACAGCTGTAGGAGCAACAGGAATATTATATTTGTCTATTGTTTGATCGTCATATTTATGATCTACATAACCATCATCTTGGAATTTATCTGTGTCATTTCCTTCATCTATCCCTAAATCTTTAGTTAATTGGGCTGTTTTTTCTAATTCAGCATTATAATCTTGTTGGGCCTTAACATCTTCTTTAGATGCTTCTTCTAAAATATCAAGTATTTCTTCTTTTATAGCCTTTTTAAATTCTGATCTTTTCATTGTAAGAGTATTTTGTTATAAATATCACAAAGAAACTGCTTGTTTAACTAATTCTATACGTTCTTCAGTGGATCCTTTAATTTCTATTAAATTTTTAATTTTATGTCTATATTTAATAATTAATAATTGGATATTCTGATCAATTAATTTCCTATACTCTGCATTAGTTTCTCTAACACCATTATTTTCTATTTCAACTCCTTCAGGTGAAACATAAAATACATAATCATACTCATCTAACATATTATTTGCAAAACTACAAAAATCATCTGCCTCTAAATAATTCATAGATTTTGAACATTTAGCAAATGCCATTACATCAATAATTGTTCTATCTGTTATGATATTATCTTGCATTAATTCACTTGCTCTTTCAGCTAAAAATACTGCTTGACCTTTAACTGTTGAATCT